TGGTGGACTACAGGATACAGCCTCGTCACTTGCTACATTTCCAGAGCGTACAGCAGACGCATTATCTGGTGAAATGCAGAGGCAACGAGAAGAAACAGGTGAGTATAGGCCAGACTGGACACCATTTGGTGCATACGATAACCCCATCGAAACACATACATGGTGGGGTAAACAGTTACGTGGACTGGTACATTTTGGATCTCTTGCAGCTGGTACAATACTAGCAGCAAAAGGTGCAGCCGCTACTGGACTTATAACAGTACCAGCTGGATTAGCAGCACTTGCTAGTAGCAGCCTTGTTAGAGGTGCAGCTATTGGAGCTGTATCTGACCTTATATCAAAAGAATCAGATGAACAAAACGCATTAGGTGCGTTACGTGACCGATATGGTTGGGTAGATACACCTTTGTCTACAAAAGACACAGACCATCCTGTTATGATGAAAGTTAAAAACATCGTAGAAGGTATGGGCATAGGTCTTATATTTGATGGACTTGCATATGCCTTAAAAAAGGGCGGCAAAGAGTCTGTAGATCAGATTGTAAAACGAAATACAAGTCTTAAAAAACAGCACATAGAAGCTGGTATTGCACAACTAAGACAGGGTGATGCTGAGTTTAGAGCAGACAAAAACTTACCACTAGCAGAACCACATCAATCTGCACATATATCAGAAGTAGAACCACAGGTAGCTAGAGAACAGTTATCCAAGATTCGTAAAGACTGGGGCTCAGAAGAAGGATCTACAGGTAGTGTAACAACACCAGTAGAACGTGAGCGTATAGCACGAGAGGGTGATACAGATGATGAAACAGTTGAACGTATTTTACGTGGTTTATTTAGCAGTGAAAAGTTTGCAAAAGAATTAGAAAAAGCAAAAGGTAGTAGAAAAGCTTTAGCTGCTACATACAGAGAAGCTATTGAAGCACATCAACGTATTACACAGGGTAGAAATCCTGTAGATATGTCACCAGAAGAATATCTAAAAGAGCTGTTTGAAACTAATGATGTTATTGATGGTTTTGAAAACTGGACATCTAGAAACGTAGTTGTTGCTGATCTTGTACTAGGTACACTAATGAAACAGCTACGTGATACTGGTATTGCTGGTAGAGAAATAGCAGATTTAGTTGATCTAAATGACATAGATGGCCCAGCTAAACAGATTGTAGATACTATGCTAACCGCATTGTACCAAACAAAAAAAGCAAGATTTATTAAGTCTGACTCATTTAGAGCTTTGGGTGCTGGTAAAGCTAGAAAAGAAGCACTAGAAACTGTAGTAAAACAAGAAGTAGAAGATGCAAAACAAGCTATAACGTCTGTACTAAATCTTGCAAAAGATGATGCAGATGATGACTTATTGAACGCATTGTTTGAAGCGTTTTCAATGATGGATGATGTCAACTCACTTGACGACTTTGATAATCTTATGCGTACTTTGTTAAAAGGTGGTAAGTTAAAACCTAATGGCGTAGATCGTACTGGTGCTATTATTAGAGAACTAGAAGGTGTGATGACTAATAGTATTCTATCTGGCCCTAAAACTCCAATGCGAGCTATCATGGGTACATCAACTGCAACACTACTAAGACCTATGGCAACTGCGTTAGGTTATGCTGTAAAAGCACCATTTACTGGAGACACTCGTGGACTACGAGCAAGTCTTGCAGCTGTTAACGGTATGGTAGAAGCTATACCAGACTCGTTTAAAATATTTAGAACAAAACTAAATTCTTACTGGAAAGGTGATATAAGAACTATTAAAACACGTTTCTCTGATTATACTAGAGGTGATGATAACTGGGAGATACTACGTAGATGGGCAGAAGATAGTGGTAGAG